ACCGGCCTGCAGCTGGCGCCCCTGGCTCGCTTCTCGGTCGACCCGGGGGACACCGGAGGGGCCGCGCTGCAGAAGCTGGCGAGCGCGGCGGGCCTGTTGGTGGTCCCGAACGAGACCGGAGGCCTGATTCTCACCCGCGCGGGGAGCTCGAGCTGCGTCACGGCCCTGGTAGAGGGCGAGAACCTGCGCGACGGCAGCTCGACGCGCACGCAGCAGGACCGCTTCGGCGAGTACCGGGTGCTCGCCCAACAGAAGGGCAGCGATCAGAACAACGGCAAGAGCACGAGCGTGAAGGGCGTGGCCATCGACGGCAACGTGCGCCCCCAGCGCCTGCTGGTGCTGCGGCCGGACGGAAACCTCACCGCGGCGGAGGCGAAGGCGCGCGCGGAGTGGGAAGCCTCGGTGCGGGCAGCTCGTGCGCTCACGGCCTCGGGCCTGCTCGTGCAGGGGTGGACCCAGGCGGACGGTTCGCTCTGGCCGCTCAACGCGCTGGTGACGATTCGCTCGCCGCGGCTGCGCATGGACGGGCAGTTCCTGATCACCAAGGTCGCCTACGCGCGCTCGAAGTCGGGGGGCACGACGACCGTCCTCGACGTGGCCAGCCCTGGCGCGTTCATCCCCGAGCCGAAGCAACGGACGGCGACCGGCGGTCGAGCCGGCTGGCCCGAACTCGACGCTGCAGCGAAGGCGGTGCGGTGATGCGGTTCCTCACCCTCGAGGGGTTCGCGCGCGTGGTGCGGCCCTTCAAGATCCGGCTGTCCAACCTGCTCAGCCGCGGGGTGGTGAAGCGTACCAACGACGCCCCAGGCATCCAGGAGGTACAGGCCGAACTCCTGACCGATGAGGTGCGCGACGAGCTCGAGCACATGCAGTTCTTCGGCTTCGCCTCGAATCCCGACGACGGCGCCGAGTGCCTGGTGGGCTTCCCGGGCGGGGACCGCTCGGTCGGCTTCGTCATCGCCACGGCCGACCGCCGCTACAGGGTCAAGGTCGAGAAGGGCGAGGTGGCCGTCTACGACAAGAGCGGCTCGAAGGTGTTGCTGAAGAAGAACGGCGATATCGAGATGACCCCGAGCAGCGGCAAGTTCAAGGTCACTGGATCCATCGAAGTCACCGGCGACGTGACCGCTTCAGGCGACGTGAAGGCCGGAGCGATCTCTCTCAAGACCCACACTCACCCGGCGCCCAGCGGCGGCTACACGGTTTCCGGCTCGGCCGCCGGCGTAGCCGTCACAGGCACTGCTTCAGGAACGTCAGGAGCTCCGACATGACCGCCGTCTACGCCCCGCTTCAGAACGCCTCGGCCGCCCAGCGAGGCGCGCTCAGCACCGCGTTGCAGGAGATCGCCGGGTTGAAGAAGTTCCTCGATGGGCTCGAGGCCGCGCACCTCGAGGTGGCGAACTCCTACCCAGGGGAGGACTTCACGGTCGATGGCATCGACCTCACGGCGCAGGGCATGTCCTTCTCACTCGGCGGACCCACGGTCGCGCCCGGCCCCTTCTGGGGTGTCCGAGCGCAGTCGATCGCAACCGGCGGTGAGGCGGGCACGTTCGAAACGCTCGGCATCGGTCGCTTCCCAGGCGACGGGCCACTCGACCTGATCCGCGACTCGCTCGCGCTGGCACCTGGGCTCACCCTCAGCACGAACGCCTTCGCCCGCAGCGCGTCGCTCATCGCAGATGAAGTCGCGCTTGGCCTGAACGCCGCGGGCACCGACTCAGCAATGAGGCTCGATGAGGGGCGAGTGTTCTTCCGCGCACCGCTCCATGTCGGCCACATCGATGCCGAGTTCCTCTCGGGCGCGCAGCCGTTTCGATTCGGTGACGGCGTGGTGCCTGGCATTCACCTGCGTCTCCCCTCGAACGATGACGCGCCCGGTGCCCACGAACTGTGGGCGACGCAGGAAGGCGGCCACCCGCTGAGCGTCAATCGGGCCGACCTCCTGACCTACTCGCTCCGCGCCTCGCTGCTCGACGGCATCGGCACGCTCGGAGCGGTCCACGCGTTCACCGTCGACCAGTCGGTGCTCGACGACTACCTCGCGGTCTTCGGCACCCACGACGGAACGGGCTTCAACGACTACGCCTCCCAGTTCCGCATCAGCTCGCGCGGTGCTCCGGAGATCGTCAACAAGCATGCTGCCGGCCCGGTCAGCGACTGGGACATGGGGGCCGAGCAGGCCTCGGTGCTCGCGGCCGGCATGGCCAGCGGCTCGATCGAAGAGCCGGCCGCAGGACAGTTCTACCAGGTCACGGTGCAGACGCCGCAGTGCAGGGTCACTTCCCTGCCCCGGGTGATCACCGTCGGCGCCGTCACCACGGCCAAAGGCGAGCAGATCTTGCCGTACGTGTACGGCGCGAGCGATGGCTACTTCATCATTCGCTTCCTTGTCCCGGGCTCCTCGGGCGACGTGGCGTGGAATGCGTCGGCCGCCGGCGGCGAGCTGCGCTGGGAGATCTCGCGGTGACGCCGGCGGAGCTCTGCCAGAGCTGCGGCGCCTGCTGCGACGGCACGATCTTCGCCTCGCACCGTGATGATGCCGGTGCCAGCTGTCCGCAGCCGTGCGCGCACCACAGCGGTGGAGCATGCGCCATCTACGAGCAGCGGCCGAAAAGCTGCCGCACCTACGAGTGCGCCCTGCTCCAGAGCGTGAAGGCCGGGCGCACTCCGATGGAGGCAGCCCTCGCAGTCGTGAAAGCCAAGCAGGTCAAACAATGGAGAGCACCGATGCAGGAGCAGAAGAAGCCCGTTGTGAATGAGGCCGCCATCAACGCCGAGACGACCCGGGCGATCGAGGCCATCAAGGCCGCCCACCCGTCGCCCGAGGCGCAGCTCACCGCGCTCGTGAAGATGGGGCGCATCGTCCAGTGCGAGCTGCGCATCGCCTCGCTCGAGCCGCAGCTGGCCGCGGCGCGTGCCGAGCGCCAGGCGCGCATCGACACCCTCCAGCAGCCGGAGTGACCTGAGCCGTGGCGACGCCGATCACCTTCAACGTGGTCTCGAAGACCACCGGCCTGCCAATCGCCGGGGCCATCGGCACGTTCACGTTGACGGCGTGGGACGCGTTCTCCGCCATCGCGCGGCCGGCGCCGGCTGTAGTCGAGATCGGCGGTGGCCAGTACCAGCTGCAGCCCACGGACCTCGACGAGGCCGCCGGCGTCGCGGTGCTGATCACCACCGGCGAGGAGCCGTCGCACTGGCTCTTCGCCGTCTACAAGCCCGACCGCAGCAACCAGTTCATCCCGCTGCTCTTCCTCGACGCGGTGACCGGCGCTCGCTGGGCAGGCGCTGCACCCACCAGGACGCTGTGGACGGGCGATCCTGCGACGGTACCGATCAACCTCGCCCCCGGCGTGTGGGTCATCAGACCCAGCGCCCAGGACCTGCTCGACGACGCGATCGGGCTCATCACCGCGGCCGCCGGCGCGGTACCGCCCGACTACCTCGTGGGCGTCCGCCACAGGCTCGAGCTCGAGCCCGAGCCGCCCGAGCTCCCGCCCTTCTCGCTCCCGCCGCTGCCCACCCTCGCGCTCGCCCAGCCGCTGGGCGACGTGCGGCTCACGCTCGACAAGTGGCTGCGGGCCGACGCGACGCTGGTGGAGAACGACCTCGAAACCGACGAAGGCCTCGAGACGGCGATCTACCTCTCGCTCTTCCTCGACCGGTACGACGAGACCATCGAGGACCCGACGCAGCGGCGCGGCTGGTGGGCCGACGGCATCGACGGCACCGACGATCGGATCGGCAGCCGGCTCTGGCTCGCCGAGGTCGCCGGCAAGCTGACCGCCGACCTCCCCGACATGCTCCGCAGCTCGACGCGCGAGGCGCTCCAGTGGCTGCTCGATGATGGCGTGGCCCGAGAGCTCGACATCACCCCCACGTTGACGGCCCAGGGCTACGAGCTCGCCGTCGACGTCTACCGCCCCTCGAAGACCGACCCGGCGCGCTACCGCTTCTCGCGCGCCTGGGCCGCACAGGAGAAACGCTGATGGCCTTCGTCCGCCCCACCCTGCAGCAGCTCTACAGCCGGATCCTCGGTGACCTCGAGTCGGAGTCGGGTGCGGCGGGGAACATCCTCCGCCGCGCGATGCTGCGCATCCTCGCCGCGGTCTTCGCCGGTGTGGCCCACATGCTCTACGGGTTCCTGCTCTGGGTGCTCAAGCAGCTCTTCCCGGACCAGTCCGAGGATGAGTACCTCGTGCGCCAGCTCGGGCTCTACGGCCTCACGAAGGCGCCCCCGGGATTCGCGCGCGCGAAGGTCGAGTTCACCGGCAACGGCGCGACGGTGCCGATCGGCTCGATCCTCACGCGCGGCGACGGCCGGGAGTACGAGCTGCTGGCCAACGTCGTGACGATCGACGGTACGCCCGTGGAGGGCGAGGTGC